GCTGAAGTTGCCTTCTGAGTACAAAGTACCCGCAGTGCTAGAGATTGTGCTGACTGCGCCAGTACCTGTCACCAAGAAACATCCATACACAGTAGCAGAACCTGTCATTGTGTAGGTGATAGCCGTAGCCGTTGACGTAGTGACGTTTGATGGAGTCGTACCAGATGAGGTAGAAGCTGCAAACACAGCCGTACCGCGCACTGCTGAACCGCCTACGGTGTAGGTAGTCAACTCAGTCCATGTCTTAGAAGTCATGGTGTCTGCGGCTGCATACGTGGTGCTATTGTTAATCAGACCTAAGAACGGGCCAACTGTGGTGTAAGTACCAGATGTGCGGAGCAAGGTGTCCAGCAATAACTGCTTACCAACGGCTACGACCAAGTTAGGAAATTCATCTTCCCACTTGAGGTTGCCTTGTGCGTCATGGCAGACAACATGGTACTGACCATCAATGCCCATACCCTCTGGGATGGATGCGTTAGCTTGCAGTGTAGCTACGGCGTTATCGCCAAAACCGGATTGTTCTTTATGCATATGTGCTCCTATAAGATGCGAATGATAGACGTTTCTGGGTTATTGGCAGGAAATTGAATCTTAAAATCTTGAGTCAAAGTTGTTTGATCTATTCCAAAATTAAGTACCCCAACCGACTTGTTGCTTTTAGTGAAATTATAGATAAGCGCACCCCTAACTGCAAAGGTAGTTGCATACCAAATTGGATCAGCAAAAGAAGCATATCCCGTGTTGTTGCCAACACCTACAGTAGGCACTAAAAGCACTTGACCGCCTGCCGTATATCCTGCGCTAGTCACTTCGCCCGTTGTCGTATACACAGTTGTGTCGCTGTCCAGTGTAGCGCTTGAGGTATACAAGGCAATTTTAAATACGTCATTTAAAAAGTCATGCACGCCCAACAGCACTTGCTGTTTGAATGATGCGGTAAGTCCTGCTACAAACATCTAATTACCTCACAGTAATCTTAGTTTGGCCATCACGATATGTGTCGCCGCGCTGCTTACCTTGACCCAAGTTCTGGAGCAATGCAAGGGATTCTTTGTATTTTGTGTCGTACAGCGCCATCATGTCGGCTTCGCCCTTCATGAAGGTATATGCCTCTATTAGTGAGCCATACAGTAAGGAAGAAGAGAAATTGTCCCCCAGCCACGTTGTGCCAGCGGTAACAATAGATGTAGGGTAGTAGTAATAATGCAGCTCTGCCATGTAATCCATGTCAGGAGTTGGTCCCACAATAAACGACAACTCATTTACGTTGTTGTAAACAGGTCCAAAGATGGCATAGTATTTAGGTTTGGCTGTCGAAGTAGGGGAAGGATATACCTCACGAATGAAGTTGACATCCTTGTTCAACAAGAACAAGTAGTCACCTTGAAATGTAATCGTTCCGGAGACCGTTCCGCTGTTTGCAATGGACAATGTTATGGTTGTTCCTACTATGAGAGAAACAAGTGCTCCTGTGCCAATTCCAGTGCCAGAAACCAATTGACCTACTTCAATATTAGAAGCACTGCTTACAACAATTGTGAAAGCAGCCGAAGTGCCCGTTGCAGTGGGAGTTGCGTAACTAAAGATTGCCAATGAATACGTGGACAAATAATCATCCGGAGCAGACAAGTATTTATTGCCCGTAGTCAAATTTCCTGTGACGTTCTTACGTAAATTGGCCAACTGCACCGAGTTATAGATGCGTTGTTCCGCTTGCTCCACAAACGTAGCAAGTTCCGTCGAAGTAAATTCGTTCTGGGTGTAATCCTGAATTGCAGCGGTGAGTTCAGCGTAGTTCATGTTATCAGCGTGGTCACTTGTGCCAACAGCCCCGTGGCTGTCAGTTGTCTAGATGGTGGCATAGGCATCATACCTATACTTGCAAAAGAAGTGTCAGAAGTTTCACCTACAAACACCGTCACAGCCATCCTAGCCTCTGGTCTAGGCTGGTATAAGGCTTGTGGTTCGGTTATATTGCGTTTTGGCTCCAACTGGGGATGCTTAGGCTCATAGCACTCTGGGCAGACTTTAAAACCTTTCCAATCTTTGATAAGCGTTTGAAGTTTGTAGCGCTGACCACATTGGTCGCAAAGCGCTATCGCAAACTTGCCGGATGCGTATCCTGCGCCCATGATTACATCTGCGAGTAAGTTGGGACCAAGAAGACGCTGGCTGTATCTCTGTCTTCAGTGGCTGCACGGGCAAATTCTTCCTCGTACAACTGCTTTAAAAGCAAAACACGGTCCGGAGCCTTCTTCACAGATAAATGGAACGCCAATCCTGCCGTCAAAGCAGGTAAAAAGCGGAACACAACGTCCGCCGTATTGGTATATGCCCCTGCATTTTCAATGCGACGAATGGCATAGTAGACAAAAGTCCAAGTCTGTGTCGAGTCAGGAGCAGGGTACAGATATACCGTGGTAGGCACAGAACGCTGTACATAGTACTGGGCAGGGCGTGATTGGGTGTTTTTGTTAGGGATATGCAGCCATTCTGCACGGCTGATACGATCAATTGTGATGTCTTGTTGGGTAGCGAGGCCTGAATTTGTACGAATTACTGCAGACAAGGCATTTATGGTGTCGCTTGGGAGGTTGTATTCATACGTACCCGCCGTCAATACCTGCTGTCTCTGCACAATCGTCCACAGATTTAAACCACGGTTTCCCCATTCCGCAAACATCAAATTCAGCGACCTCATCGCTGTTTTCATGTCGTAGCCATCGCGAACTTCAATGCCGCAGCGTTCATACGCTTCGGCGATCATGTCGTCGAATTGCAGATCGAAGTCGGATGCGCCCGAAGTGCTCATGGTTTAATAGATGCGAGCAACACGTGAACGGGCAGCGCCTACTCCGCGCACCTGCACGGTGTCGCCTTGGACAGACTTCTTGACTGGCTGGCTCAACGTACGGCCTTGAGAAGTGCTTCCCATACCGCTCACCATACCGCCACTAGCAAAGCCCTTTTTGGCAATGCCCTCGCCTTTTTTAGCCATACCGCCTTTTACGTAACCGTTTTTCATAGCGTCACCGCCTTTCCTAAATTTTTTGCCTTTACTGGCCTTACTGAAATCCATTCCCACAGACTGTGGAATGCCTACCTTCTTTGCAAACGCAGAGTTGTGTGCCACTGCATCCATCAACTTTTTCTGCTTTGCTGATTTAGCTGGCATCAGGCCCTCGCTTGAATAAGCTGGTCAATTTTTGCTTCAAGCTTGTTAAAGCGTTGGTCAATGTGGTCAGTAATTCTTTGCACTTCTGCATTAGTTGCGTAGTCACGGGCTACCTCCTCGCGTGTCCGATTGAGCAGGATTTCAACCCGCTTTAATTCGTCCGATTTATCTTTCCATACCCATATAAGTATGGCTGAAAGGGCGGACAAAAGTGAATTCCATATGATCATGTCCATCAGCATTTCCATGCCCGCAGGCTTTTGTTAATCCTAGAGTTCGGGTCTTTCGCTGTTTTTGCGGATGTCAATTTCTTCTTCATGCCTGACATTCTGGCGCAAAATGAGTCTTTCCTTGATCCGCCTTCTGGTTGCGGCGGTTTCAAGTTCATCCCTTCTTTTTTCGCAGAGGCTCGCCCCTTGGCGTTCAATCCGCCCTTGGGGTTCTTGCCTTCCTTGCGTTGCCATGCAGGACTCTTCATTTTTTACTCTTAGGCTTCTTTGCTGTTTTGGCAGACTGAATAAAGGCGTTAGCAGTTGGGGCACCTTTGCTTCCAACTTTACGCATTTTTTCCCCAGAACCAGCGGCGATACGTTTTTTCTTTGCATTAATATTTGCATAGAGGCCCGGTTTCATGGCAACCCCTTAGTACATTTTGCACTGTTTATTGCGAGCCACACCTACGCCACGTGGAGCTACGGAGGCTGAGGGAGCCTGATAGTTCTTACGTGGGGTCTGCTTTGGACCGCCTTTAGACATATCTTGGCGTTGAGCACCCGCTTGGCGCTCGCCTTGATAGTTTGGATCTTCCATTTTTGTTGCACGTCCCATTTTGGACTCCTTATCCGTAGAAAAATGTG